GGGGTCGTGGGCGTGAGCGGTCGTCAGTGGACACCGCTGGAGCTTGAGCTTCTGCGCGAGCTTTACCCTGACCTGCCGACTGCCGATGTTGCGGCCCTGCTGGATCGGTGCCCCGGCTCCGTCTACCAGGCGGCGAACCTGCGCGGCATCGCCAAGTCTGCGGCGTTCCTTGCCTCTGTGGCCTCCGGTCGCATTCAGTTGGGGCAGCTTCACCCCAAGATGATCGCCAGCCGGTTCCAGAAGGGCCTGACACCGTGGAACAAGGGCAAGGCATACAACGCGGGCGGCAAGAGCGTACAGACGCAGTTCAAGACCGGCCACCGTGCAGGCGCTGCCCTGCGCAACTTTGTCCCCATCGGAACCTATCGCGTGACCGGTGATGGGATCTTGCAGCAGAAGGTGACGGCCACAGGCTACGCCCCTAAGGATTGGAAAAGCGTTTCCTCCTTGGTGTGGGCTAAGGAGCGGGGTCCGGTGCCGGATGGCTCCATCGTCGTCTTCAAGCCCGGCCAGCGCACCACGAATCCTGCCGAACTGACCGTTGACCGCCTGGAGTGCATCACCCGGGCAGAGAACGCGAAACGCAATCACCCCGCCAATCGCGACCCCGAACTGGCAAAGCTAATCCAGCTCAAGGGCGCGATCACCCGTCAACTCAACCGCATTGAAAGAGAACATGAGCACGCCGCACATCAATGAACTGCGCAAGCACCTGCTGGACACCCTGGCCGACCTGCGTAACCGGGAAACCCCGATGGAGCCTGACCGCGCCCGAGCCGTCGCCCAAGTGGCAACCGTGCTGGTGGACTCGGCAAAGGTGGAAGTCGAGTTCCTGAAAGCAACCGGACAGGAGCGAGCGGGCTTCTTTGAATCGCAAGGGGAGGGAGTCCTGCGCATCGAACAGACGACGACCGGCACCGTGGAGGAATTCCCCGGAGTGCGCCGTCACAAGCTGCGTTGAGTTGAACGGAGATCGCCAGGCGCTCCCTTCCTGCCTGGCACATAGGAGAGAACATGGACGAAGGAATGGTTGGAACGGTGCCTGGTTCGCGCTTTCACTGGAGACTACGCAGTCAGGCTGACCGGCTGCGGCAATGGGCCGTTGGCTTGCTCGTTCGTTTGGTCGTCCGCCTCGTTGGCGAAACCAACAGCATCCGCCACGCACGTATGGAGCTGCGGCACGCGCTGGCAGAGCCCAAGGACAGCCCCGACCGCTGGATGCCAGATGACCTACTGCAATTGCTGGCGGTCTTTTCCTCGCAGGGTCACAGCGGGTTCTCTGCGTCGTGGTGCGTTGACACCTTCGCCCTGTTGGCACGCTTCCAGCCGCTCGGCCCGCTGACCGGCGCTGACGATGAGTGGTTCGACCATGGCGACGGGGTGATGCAGAACAAGCGATGCGGCCATGTTTTCAAGCAGCCGGACCGCTTCAACGGGCAAGCCTACGACATCGACGGGCGGATTTTCCGTGAGCCCAACGGCTGCACCTACACGAACGGCAAGAGTCACGTTCCGATCACCTTCCCCTACACGCCGAAGCGGGAATACGTGGACGTCCCTGCGGCGGAATAGACCGGCTCCACTCCAACAAATAAACAGAGGAAGGGCGACACATGGGCAAGCGAGCTGACATTGAACCCCGGTGGCTGGTGAGCTTGCTCAATCAGTGGGCCATTCACGACCTACGCAGCCAGACAGGGGGCTTGGGGTACGCCTCCGGCTCTAGCTGGATGCGCGGGCTCAAAAGCTCGCCTGCCAGTTCGGTTGACCCGACAGGCTTTGCCGCTAGGGATTTCCGGGACGTAGAGGCTGCGATGGAGAGCCTGCGGACGGACGAGATGAACCTGTGGGCGGCGGTGATGATGTACTACCGCCCGTGGGCTGTAGAAGCCTTCCGCGCAGAGGGCTACCCGTTCGCCAATAGCACCTACTACGACCGCCTGCACCGGGCGCACACGGAAGTCGCCCTGCTGATGAACGCAATCAAGGCGAAACGAGCGACGGACCTTGAAAAGCTAGGCGTTTACGTCCTGTGACAATGTTTTTCTTGACGTGCGAGGCTCATCCGGAATATAACCGTAGGAATACGGTAGGAGTGGATTTGTCACTTCAGCCGAACCCAACATGAACACCCGAACACAACCCCTCACGGCTGGCGTAGCTCCAAAGGTAGAGCGCCCCTTTCGTAGTGGGGAGGTTGCAAGTTCGAGTCTGTGCCGCCAGCACCAATCATCGCGATCCCGAGCACGCTAGCCTTTAGGGCTGGGCGCTGGGCGCAGGATTCCCCCGCAAGGAATTCTTGATCGGTTCGATTCCGATACGGTCCACCACGTTACGCGGGTGGTGCCGAGCAGGGCTCAAAGCTGTTTCGAAAGCAGTGGCACTCAGGGATGGGTGATGGTTCGATTCCTTCACCACCCGCCAAAGGATGGTTGCCAGAGTGGCAATGGGTCGGCTTGCTAAGCCGCAGCCGGTGAGAAATCGCCGCCAAGGTTCGATCCCTTGACCATCCGCCAGTATTCAGAGGCCCGCCAAGTGCGGGCTTCGTCGTTTCGGGGTTAGCTCACAAAGTCACCCATATGGGGCCACGCTCGCGAAGCACGGCTACCCCCTAGACCAAGAGCGCCCCACCCAACCGCAGTTGCCACACCGGCAATCTTCAGCCGCCCCTAACCCGGGCGGCTTCTTTCATTTAGGACACCATGCAACGAGGCATCGGCAGACTTAGGGCGGGAGGGGGCGGCTCCCTGCTGTCTTTGGTCAAGTCCATGAGCGGCGTGCAGGGCCTTTACTACCGTGGCGACGGCAACGCTGACCGCTTTTGGGTCGGGTATGAGGTAAACGGCAAGGGGTGGGAATTCCGTATGCAGCAGGATGCGGACGACCTCTACATCCTGTTTGGCAGCAAGGGTGGGGAGATCGTCCCGAGCACGGATGTCCTGGCGACGAACCTGACCGGCACCTACGTGACCGCCAGCCAGCCGAACATCTACACGGTCACGGCAGCCGACAGCTTCAAGCTGGACTTTGTCGGCTCGCAGCTGTCCTTCGTTTCCTTCCGGGACAACCGGGGTGGGGTGTGGCGCTTCACCATCGACGCAGGACTGCCGAGCCAGCAGATCGTCGACATCTCCACGTACAGCGCCACGTCGATCAACCCGGCCACGAACCTGGCGGGAGCCACGCAGCTGGTCGCCTCCGGCCTGACCGATGCGCCGCACACCTGCACGGCGGTGTTCCAGGGAGCAGACCCGCAGAACCCGCCTTCCGGTGGCACGGCTCGGGGCTGGATGTACCACCGCATCTCCGGCTCGGTGGTCTACGCCGGCCGCACGGTGACAGCGAACGCGGCGCTGCTGAATCAGACCGGCTCATTCGAGGTGATGACCCTCGATTCCGTGCAGGAATGCGCCATCCGGTCCAAGCCGAACGGCGAGGCAGTCACGGAAGATTGGGTGCTGGCCCACGAAGGGCGCTCCGGCGCTGCTAGGAACATCACATCCGCCATTACTGCCGATGGCGTGTCCCTCGGAACGAATACAAGCGGCTTCGGTGCGCGTGTGCCCGTTCAATCCCTGGTGGTGACGCAGACCTATGAGGCTTACTCCACCTTTGACGCCGGAGGCAGTTTCAAGCTGTGGGACGGAACGATCACGCACACCTTTGACCGCAACGGCCTGACGGTGGATCACTCTATCAACATGGCCCGAGACGCTTTGTGCTCGGTGGGCTACTTCGCCCCGATGTGCGCCGTCAACATCGCCTTGATGGACACGATCACCTACAACAACGGGTTCAGCGACTCCATCTCCGTGCAAGGCGCGACGGTGGATACACCCGTGCCGGGATTCCCCAATGAGGCCGTCATGTACGACGCCTCCACCGGCTTTGGAGTGGTCTACCAGATTGAGGACATCGCAGATGCCGTGGGGAGTTCCCCGGCGGCTGGGGCAGTGTTCTTCCAAGAGCGTGGCGCGACCTTGGCAAAGGCGTACTGGACTCGCTTTAACTCCGAGATCATCCCGGCTGCTGGGGAATACAGCGTGCGCGCTGTCTATTTTCCGATGGCAGCCATCAACAACTAGGCAACGGAACCCGCATGAGCAAGAACATCCCGATCCCCTTCCAACCGGATGTGGGCAAGACCGTCAAGCTGACGCCGACCACCAGCAATTCAGCAGGCACCGTCCAGGTTCCTTTCGGGCAGATCCGCGTCTACAACGCCGGCACTGCAATGGTGTTCTTTCGCTATGGCATTGGTGCGCAGACTGCGGTCGTCGCAACGGATATGCCTATCGCTGCTGGAGCGACCGAGGCATTCAGCGTGCCCGCTGACACCACTGGCGTGGCTGCCATCTGCGAGGTTGGCTCGGCTTCGGTGTATGTGACGCCGGGGTGCGGTAGCTAAAAAGCCACAGAAACAGGCTATGGCTAACCCAAAGATCAAGGACGTAGGGCACGCGACCAGGTTCAAGCCGGGCGTGTCTCCGAATCCCGGGGGCAAGCCAGTGGCCAGCCGCAACCGCCTTCAAGGCGACTTCATGCGGGCGCTGGCGGATGACTTCGCAGAGCACGGCGTGACCGCCATCCAAAAGACCCGCCAGGAGCAGCCGGCCCAATACCTGAAAGTCGTAGCGAGCCTGATGCCCAAGGAGTTGGAAATCAAGCGCCCGCTGGAAGACCTGACCGACGATGACCTCATTGCTGGCGTTGCCGCCCTCCAAAGCCTCCTTAATGCTCAAGGCGCTAAAGCAGGAGCTGGAGACGCGGAAGGCGCAGAACAAGCTGGCGGAGTACCGCCCCTACATTAAGCAGGCCGAGTTCCACGCAGCAGGCAAAACCAACCGTGAGCGCTTGCTGATCGCTGGCAACCAGCTTGGCAAGACATGGAGCGCGGGCTTTGAGAGTGCGATGCACCTCACCGGGCGTTACCCGGAGAATTGGCAAGGGCGGGTCTTCAACAAGCCGGTAGTTGGCTGGGCCGCTGGGGTGACGAGCGAGGCAACCCGCGACACGGTACAGCGGGTGATGTGTGGGCGGATCAACGCCATCGGGACGGGCTCGATTCCGAAGGACGCCATCAAAGAGAAGTCGATGAAGCGCGGAGTAGCCGACGCCATTGACACGGTGGTGGTGAAGTTCGGTGGTGGCGGGGATGTGCAGGCAGGGGAAAGCCTGGTGGGCTTCAAGAGCTACGACCAGGGACGGGAGAAGTTCCAGGGCGAAACGCTGGACTTCTTCTGGCCGGACGAGGAGCCGCCTGACGACATCTACATGGAGGGTCTGACGCGGACTAATGCCACGGGCGGGATCGTCTACATGACGTTCACCCCGCTACAGGGCATGTCCACGGTCGTAAAGCGGTTCCTGATGGACAAGGCTCCAGGGACGCACGTTACGACGATGACGATCCATGACGCGGAGCACTACACGGATGAACAGCGGGCCGCGATCATCGCCAGTTACCCGGCGCATGAGCGGGACGCACGGACAAGGGGCATTCCTAGCCTCGGGTCGGGACGGATCTTCCCGGTGAGTGAGGAGAGCATCAGCGTTCAAGCATTCCAGATCCCGCCGCATTGGGCGCAGCTAGGCGGCTTGGACTTCGGCTGGGATCACCCCAGCGCGGCGGTGCGGATGGCGTGGGACAGGGACAGCGATACGGTCTATGTGACCGACTGCCACCGCCAGAAAGAGCAGACGCCGCAGATGTTCGCGCTGTCGCTCAAGGAGTGGCCGACCTGGGTTCCGTTCGCCTGGCCGCATGACGGCTTGCAGCATGACAAGGGCTCTGGCGAGCAGTTGGCTGCGCAGTACAAGAAGGCCGGGCTCAAGACCATGCCGGAGCGAGCGACGTTCCCTGATGGCACGAACGGCGTAGAGGCTGGCATTCAAGACATGCTGCAACGGATGCAGCTCAAGAAGTTCAAGGTCTTCTCGCACCTGGCGGATTGGTTCGAGGAGTTCCGCATGTACCACCGCAAAGACGGCAAGGTGGTCAAAGAGTCTGACGACCTGATGGCCGCGACTCGGTACGCATACATGATGCGGCGCTACGGCGTCTCGCAGAAAGAGGCTGAGATGACCTCGGCCATTCAACAGGTACAGCCGGACGAAGACGGCATCTACTTCTAACCCATGACTGACACCCTCCAGAACACCTCATCCCTGGCGAGCCTGCTTGAGCAGCGCCTGATGGATTGGGAGAAAGCTCGCAAGCCGCAAGAGCTGAAGATGCTGGAGTGCTACCAGGATGTCATGCGGATTCCGCGTGAGGACGACACCAAGGGAAGCGGTGCGGCCCGTGCAAAGAAGTCTGCCGGCCTGTTCATCGGCTCGACGCGCAACAAGGTCCGTGCTGCCCGGGCGAAGATCAATGACGCCTTGTTCGGCTCGGGTCAGATGCCTTTCGACACGACGCCGACGAACGAGAAGTTGGCTCCCTTCGCTGATGTGGTCGAGCAGATCCTGACCGAGCAGATGGAGCGGATGAAGCTCAAGGCTCTGCTGAAGGCTGGCACCAACACGCTGGCGACCTACGGGACGGGCTTCCTGTTCGGCCCGTTCGTTCGCAAAGAAACGCTGGTCGAGACGGATGTGGGCGAGGCTGGGGAGATTGTCGAAGCCAAGTACGAGTTCGATTTTCCGTATTTTGAGCTTGGCAACACGCTGGATGTGTACCCCGACCCGGAAGCGCGGGAGATCGAGGCGGGTTTGGGGGCCTTCTGGGTCACGATGGAGAGCCCGCACACGGTTGCTGCGTGGAAGGCTGATTCCAAGTACCAGAACATCGATGCGGCGCTGATTCGCCCCGGCGACAGCGGCAACGAGACAGGCTCCGAGATTGCCGGCCAGCTTCGCGGCAACATCGAGTACTGGCACAAGAACGACCGGATCAAGGTCGCCCGGTTCTTCGGGAAGGTGCCCCGCTCGATGCTGACCCAAGCCAAGGAGGCTGACGGCTCGGACATGGAGGCCGCGACCGCCGAAGCCTTGGGTGATGTGGTTGATGTGGTCGTGATCATGGCGGGTGGGGTGGTCGTGAAGGTGGTCGAGAGCCCCTACGGCGACAAGAACCCGACGCACCGCTGTGTCTATGAAGCGGTGGAGCATGAGATTTGGGGCGTGGGCGTTGGCGAGAACAACGCTCCGCACCAGAAGGTGACGAATGCCGCCTTCCGCCTGTTCATGGAAGGTAAGGGGATGGCCCTGCTGGGGACGGCGAGCGTTGACCGTTCCAAGTTCCTGCCGACCGAGGACTTCAAGAAGTTCCCGGGCAAGGTCTACCAGTTCAAGCCGGGACTGAGCCCTGAAGAACGCAAGGAAGCCATCCAACACCACATCGAGCCGGACATTACGGGCGGGTGGATTGACGTTATCCGCATGTCCGAGCAGTTCAGCGACGACGATACGGGCATCACGAAGTACACGCAGGGCGACGACTCCAGCAACCTGAACAAGACGGCTACCGGCATCTCCATGATCATGTCGGCGTCCTCGCTGCCGATCAAGGAAGTGATCCAGAACATCGATGAGATGTGGATTGAGCCCATCGTGGAGTGCTTGATTGACTGGAATTTGAAGTACCTGGAGCCGGAGACGGTCCAGAAGATCCACGGCGACGAGGCGGCGCAGAAGTGGGCCGAGATCAAGAAGTTCGGCAAGTCGTCGTTCATGGATTGGCAGGCCACGGGAACCAGCTCTTTCATGCAAAAAGAGGTGCTGACGAACAAGATCCGCGCCTTTGCCGAGTTCGCCATGTCCAACCCGATGACGGCACCGCTGATCGACGCCCGCGAACTGCTGCAACAGACCTGGGATGTCATGGAGATTGGCCGCGAGAGCCCGATTCTGGAGGCCGAGGGCGAGGTGGAGATTCCGCCGCAGGTTCAAGCGCAATTGCAGGAGCTGGAGCAGCAGTCCCAAGCGATGCAGGAAGCCTTGCAGAACGCCGCTGCGGAGGTGGAAAAGCTGGAAGCCAAGGCCGAGAGCGAGCGGATGAAGGCCGAATCTGCCAAGGAAGCGCAGGAAGTGGCTCGCTTCAAGGCCGAGACGGAGCGACTGTCCATGATCCTGCCGTACCTCGCGCCGGAATCGATCAAGGCGATTGCCGAGAGCGTTGGAGTGCAGGCAACCAGCACTCCAGACATCGCACCAGGCGGGCCACCGACTGAGCCCCAAGCAGAACCCACCCAGCCCGCCGATGCGGGCTTTTTAACGCCTGCTGAATGACGCCGCAGGACCGGCTAGGCGAGCTGGAGCAGCAACTAAGGGCCATCGAGAACGCATGGCCGCTGCTGGTGGGGCTGCTTCAGGGGCGGATTGACGCGCACACCACGGCGCTGATCAACCGCAACGACGACGAGACACGCGGGCGCATCAAGGCGCTCCAGGAATTGCAGGAATTGCCGGTCACGCTTCAACAGGAGCGGGATGGCATTAAGGCCGGACTAGCCGATGAGGCCCCGGATTGACTATCGGGATTAGCGATTTTCGCCCCCAAAGGAGCTAACGAGTGACAGACGAGGAGTATCAGAGGGAATACGACAAGGCAGCAGCGGAACTGGAAGCGGCGGCGCAAGCCACTACCGCACGCGGTGCTGACGGCAAGTTCGTGAAGGCAGAGCCGACCCCGGAGCCCACTCCGGAACCGACTCCCGCCCCCACGCCTGCGCCAACACCCGCACCGGAGCCGAAGCAGGAGCCCGTCAAGGACGAGAAAGCTGACGAACTCGCGGAGATTCGCGCACGCCTTGAGAAGGCCGAGAAGATGGCGAAGGATAACCAAGCCTAC